CAATAGCCTTGCACGTTTGTAGGCTGTCTTGCCCCTGTGGTTGCCCGCTTTAGTACTCATTAATAATGGCCTTTGATCTTATGTATAGCCAATGCTTTGCATACATCACCTTTATATATTCTGTGTGCATTTATGTACTTTATACCTAAATCTATTTGCTTGAAAGGATTGGTTTCCTTCATCTTTAAGAGCTGTGGAATACCAAATGCTGTGCTTTTAGGGTTACGTGCTGTTGGTCTCCAGTTGCTTTCCTTATTCCATAATGTAACTAAGCACCGGTATTGTTTGTCATTTGCTACCTTCATGTGTGCATATAGTTTAAACATCTCTACATCATTTGCATATGCAGGTTTTATAGAAGCCGCTGTGATAACAGAAAGCGCCCCCAATAGCAGTAGTAAACGCAGGCGAGCCATACCGCAATGCGGCTCGCTGAGGCGTTTGTAGCGTACTGGCCTTGTCAAGTATCGTTTCATACGTTGTTCACCTTACCCTGTTAATATTGGCATTGTTTAGGGCATCGCAGCCTTTAGCCCCTTTGGCAAACAAGAAAGTTTGAAAACTGATGGTTTTTTGTGAGCCATCGGACCGTTTAAACGCCAAATCCCAAGGTGTTGAACAGATAGCATCGGCCTGTTCCCACATGGTTGCAAACCACCTAGCACGCGATACAACCATAAGAGCTATGCCATTACCGTTGTCCAGGAATTTGTGCGCCCAAGGGGTTGATTTGCTAAAAGGTGGGTTCATCCATACAAATTGACCTGCCCAATCTTGTGCCAAGCCGTCATCTGCCTGGCTAAACCAACGCTTAGCAGGTAGCCACGGGATGCCTTGCACCGGGGCGGCTACATCAATATCAAACTCTACGTTTAACATATCAAATAGCCATTTAGGCGTGTAATAATCATCACTTGTTGTGCTGTCGCTTACCAAATTAAATAGCGTTTCCGTCATAGTTTAGCCACTAGCTCGTCGCTAACGCTGCGCACGCCCAATACCCCACAACCCAGGCACTCCAGCACGTGTACATTGGCAGGTAGTCTGTCAGTGACCCGGACTATTGTGTGATTCTTGTTTTCCTTACATATACGGCAATCAAATGCTAGTTCCATGCGAGCTGCTCCTTAGGTCTGTTATCGGAAATAGGTCGCGCTGTGTTACCCAGTAATTGTCTTGCAACCTATGGTGAAAGATCGGCTGTCTAGCCATTGCTACAGGTATCCAGCCTGCGATCTGATATACCGGGCTGCGGCCTGTAACGAGCACGGCTACATCCTGCTGCCTATCTGTCTTGTTTATGATAAGGCTGCCGTTATCGTATTTAGTCCATTTGACTTCAAGCCTGCCACCTACATCAGCCTCATTTTTAAAGGTGTTTATGGTCGGTTTAAAGTTACGCAAACCAAAGTATTGGGCTACTGCCATTTCAGCACCCACGGCTTCGGCGTTTTCGCCTATAAATTCGTGCAGGCTTATCCCTTTGTTAAACCTGCCTGGATGATCAGGTCTGCCTTTAAGGGCGTAAACCCTAGCAAAGCCAACCTGGTGTGCTTCAATTTCTTGCGCGTAGTCCAGCACAACCCGGTTCACTTACACGCCAAGCAAATCCATAAGGTGTCATAAACATCTGTGCCACCTAGTTTTGATGCATAGTGCTGGCCTTTGTCACACCACTCAATAGCAGGCGGTGTAACTTCATCACGCAGCTCTGTGCCGTCTTTGTCAATGCGTAGGCGTTCCCCTGTAGTTATCTTTATGATCTCAAATTCACCCATTAGTCTTTCACCCACTGCGCTGGACATTGTGGCTTTGTAGGAGAAGCACAAACCCAACCTTTGTAAGCGTTGCCCGTTTTTTGGCTAACGCCTTCTTTCCAGTTCATGCGCCCGTGTCTGCACTTAGGCAAATCCTCGGTTATTTCGCCGCCTAACTGCGCCTTCAGTGTTTCAACGGCTGAGCCAATGGATATGGCTGTGCCTTCACTGGTAGGTACGGTTGCCCAAACATCTACAATCGGCGCGTTTTCTACTTGATCCATATTTTGTTTTGTAGCCCTGGCTTCAACTGGCATTAGCAGGCTGATCGCACGCCCGATGGCGCTTGTGGTTGTGTCCTCTACATACCAACGCTTCATATTTTCGCGGTAAAAGGCCTGGTGTCCATAGGCGTAATCAACTGCCGCTGGCACTAAGTCCTCATGTTCACGGTATATACGGGCGCGAATTAGCACGTAGCCTTTGTCCAGGTCAGACTCCACAATGTCGGTTTCAATGCGGCCCACCGGGTGTGCAGCTCTAAAACGTTTGATGCGTGCGTTTACATCCTCATACTCGTCAAAGTTAATCATTTGCTGACCCGACGATCCTGGCCAATGCGCATACCTGCTGCGCGGCCACGGTAATAACCATCCTTACGGCCTGCCTGTAGGCCTAGCGCGTAAAACACAAGCGCCGTGCCTAAGATAACCACCATCAAATAACCGATTGCTTGTTCCATTTTTAGCCCCTTAGTTTAGTTTTGTGTGGCCTTCCAACCACTACTAAAAGGGTAAAGCGCACCTATGACATAAAGCAAGGAAAGACACGCCAAAGGCTACGGTTTTATTTCCTCATCTTGAACCTTAGGCTTAGATTTTAGGCCATTGCTTGCCAGTACGCCGCCAAGGCTGCCTGTTAGAAATATGGTTAGCGTAGTAAGTAAATCAATAAAGGCGCGATCATTTGGCGCTTGGTTGCCAATAGGCTGTGTTACAAATATCAGGGCGTAAAGCATGCCCAATACACTAAAAGCAAACACCAGGGCCAAGGTGCAGCCAATAAAGACAATTAACCGGGCGTGTAGTTGTTCAGGTGTTAGGCGCTTCATATATATCCTTTGGGAGTAAGTCTTTGGTGCATGTACCCACCACTTCGCAGGCAGGCGGTTGGCACTGCTGCTTATCCCAGTTTTTAAATTCTTGGCACTCATATCTAACCCATCCCTGGTAGCCACACCCTGACAGGAGCAGCGACAAGGCCACTGCCCCCATCAGTTTGCGCATTACTTATGGCCTATGCCAAATTCTTTTGCTTTTGGGTCAATGGCTTTTAGGGCTGGCCCAATCAAAGCCGCTATGAAAGCGTTTGCCAATGTACGCGGGTCTGTCACACCTGCCATATATAGAGCTGCTACGGCTGCTGCCGCTGCTCGCCCGTAACTTAGGGCCATTGCTTTTAGTTGGTCTTGCATTGTGTCTCCTTAGCGCCCTTAGTTGATCTGACTTAGCACAAACAGGGTTGCTGTGCCGCTGGTGGTCATTGCATATAACGCTTCATTGTCACCAATCATTAGCGATAATTTATCGCCGTTATCTAGTTTGTAACCATTGGCTGTGGTTAGGTCAGCGCCGCCTATATACATCGTGCCGCTAGCGCTGTGAAGGTAAGCCATTTGATCGCCTATAAGAGCTGGTACAACAATGGCTGCTGTGGTTGTTACTGTAAATTGTGCTGACTTAGGCATTTATTAACTCCAGTTTTTTGGATAGGGCTATAGCCTTTTCACGGCTTATAGCAATTTCAAAGTGCATCTCATCTTTACGCCCCCGGTAATCCCCGCCCCAAATCAGACCATACTTCTTGGCTAGCGCTTGGATCATTGGCACTTTGGCTAATGGAAACGTGCCTGCCTTACCCAAAGGGTGTTTGGTTGCGTTAAGGTCAATGGCTGTGCCTGAGCTGTGGCAACTGAGTTTGTCAGTTGTACCCCGTACCATCCTGTACGCATAGGCCCAATCGTCAAGCGTGCCTTCATCAATAGGTTCAATTAACGCATGAAATTCGGCAGCAAACGCCGCTAGTAATTCACCGGCATCTTTAGCGCACCTAATTTTTAAAGTAGTGCCTTTGACCGAATAAGGCTTTACACCTATTGCGGCCTGATCTTTACTGGCTGGCCATCCGTTGTAAGAAGTCTCGCTCATCCAAGTAACAAAGCCGCTTCATCGGCACTAATACCCAAACGAGTAAGCAAAGCGGCTCTATCGGCTGCCTTTTTTACTGCCAAATTGTCCAAGGTTTGTTGATAAAGAGGAGCAGCAGCAAGAATTTGTTCTTTAGTAGGTTGAGGCTGTGTGTTTTCCCAAACCGTAATTTCTCCACCTGTTATGACCCAACCACTATCAAAGCCAAGTTGCCGAAGCCCATTTTTAAGTTCTTCATTATTCATTATGCACCAATTTCCATAAGTATAATTGTGGAAGTCATCAAGCCGGCGACTTGAAATTCAATTTCGTTTCCGCCACCGCTTGTCTGAAGTCTGCCTTGCGTTTTATATGTTGTTGCCGATGTTGTTGCTGGTGAATCAAGATAATGCAAACTAGCAATGCCACGGACACCAACACTTGTTGAACCAGTAGCGTTTGCGC